AGGAGCGGGTCAGGCTGTTCGGCAGCGAGCGGCTGATCACCATCTTCGAGAACATGCCGCTGGAGGACTTCCAACAGGAGTACGAGTGCGCCTGGGTGGATGAGTCGGTGGCGTGGATCACGTGGGACGAGATCAAGCGCAACCAGATGCTGGCGCAGTCGGGCGGGCTGTGGTACCGCATGGCGGAGGGGGTGGACGATGCGCTGGCCATCATCGACGAGGTGGCGGAAGCGCAGCGGGACGGGCGGATCGAGGGGGTGTTGTACGGCGGGATGGACGTGGGCCGCAAGCGCAACCTGAGCGAGATCTGTTTCGTGGGGAAGGGGACCACTAACCAGCTGCCGTTCCGCCTGATGATCAGCCTGGCGCAGGTGGAGTTCGACGACCAACTGGCGGTGGTGGCCAAGGCGCTGAAGGTGCTGCGTTGCCCGAAGTTCCTGATCGACCAGAACGGGCTGGGGATGCAGCTGGCGGAGAATGCCATGAAGCAGTTCCCGGTGCGGGTAGAAGGGGTGGATTTCACAAATGCCAGCAAGGAGCTGTGGGCGGTGGAGCTGAAGGTCAGGATCCAGCGAGCGGAGGTGCCGCTGCCGCTGGTGCGCGAGCTGACGTACCAGGTGCACTCGATCAAGAAGAAGATCTCGGCACACAAGAACGCCATCTTCGACACGGCGGCCAACGAGAAGCACCACGCCGACAAATTCTGGGCGCTGGCCCTGGCGGTGTGGGCGGCGGGAGGCCCGCGGGGCGATGAAACGAGCCTGCCGATGCCGAGCACGCCGGTGCGGGGGGCGGGCCGGCCGGAGGGGGAGAAGGGCGAGCGCAAGGGGCGCAAGAAGAAACGGCGGCGGGATAAAGGGTTTGGGTTGAGCGGAAAGGTGGGGTGATTTTGATTTTGATGATTGGAGGATGCGATGTCTAAACTTGATTTTTTGAAAGCTGCTTTGGCTGGCGACGTTATGGCATTACTTGACCAGACGGGACTAACGTTTCCTGGTGTTGGTGTGGACAAAATGACGCTGATTGTCAGAAACCCGATGGTTGATGAAATGTACATCGTGGTGACCAATGACGACCTGGGGGAGGTGGCGGACTTGATCCGGCGGGAGGTGGCAAAAGATGATGCTTGAGTTTGGGCTATTGGCGGGGATGGTGTGCTCGATGGTGGCGCATATCATGGCCCGCGAACAGCAGCACCGGCGCCGGGCGGAGTTCTACCTGGTGTTGGGACTGGTTTTGTACGTGTTGTTGATGCTTTGTGCGAAAGGAGTTTGAGAAATGCCAATAATTTTGAATAAAGTCGGCGATAGGTTGGGGAGGTTCTACCAGGGTCGCCTGGATTATTTGCATGAAAAATACCATCAGTATCCCACCACCCTTAATTATGGGCCGATGACGGATGCGGAAAAGGCAGAATTGACCTGCAACGATGCTCTTGGCCGGGATGCGGCCAACCGGGTGGATCCGGGTGATTTGCCGACCGGAAGGACGATATTTTGATCGACCTGACCGGGGGCCTGCGGAAACTGCTGCTGATGGTGGTGATCTTGGGGGTGCCGATCGGGTTGTTTCGCCTGGCGATCTGGAGTGCGGAGAACCAGTCGAAACAACCCCAGGCGGCGCCTTCGATGACGCCGGCCTGGCGGCAATTAGGGACCGCCACTGCAACCTGGGGGCGGCCGTTGGATCCGACGGGGACACCGGCGCCGGATTTCCAGGCCACGAGGTGGGCAGCGGAAGCGGCGGAGGCCACACACCAGAGCGGGGTGGCCACGCAGTGGGCCCGGGTGACCAGCACGGAGCAGGCCAGGGAGATCGAGCGGGAGGACGAACTGCACCAGATCGGAGTGGCGGCAGCCTGGGTGGGATACGACCAGGCGGTGGAGGCGGCCGATTACCAGCAGCGCATGCACCAGGTGGCGATCTCCAACACGGTCACATTGGGCCGGGTGGAAGCGGAGAACCTGGACACCCGCATGCAAGGGCTGAACTGGATCCTGTGGGGCGTTCTGGGAGGCTGTGGGTCGCTGGGTTTGATATTGAGCGCTTACCTGGGCTGGAAGATCGCCCGGAATATCGCCTGGCGGATCGAGGACGGTTACGAGGCCGAAGTGGAAGAATCTACTGAGAAGCGCAAGCAGCGGATCCAGGCAACGATGGCGCAGGTGCTGAACGAGGAACGGGCCAAGGCGCTGGGCGTCAAGACATCCAGGCTGTCGAACTTCGTGTATGACTGCATCCGGGTGAACGGGGAGGAGGACCACCAGGTGCCGGCCAATACGAAGGATGGGATGGAGGCCTGGCACGCCAACCGCTGGAGCGACGTGGTGCGGGAACTGAAGCATGACGGGGCTGTGCAGACCATCCGGGGCGGAAACGCGGCGGGGACGTACGTGAAGGAACCATACGTGAATCTGGGGGGCTTGCGGGACGCTTTGGAGAACGGGACTTACAAACACTCCCCCTCCTCGCGAGCGGAAGCGGCCCGGGAGCGGTGGCTAGAGAGAATAGGGAGCGGTGAGAATGCCAGAGAATAGGGAGAATAGGGAGAATGGGGGAATGATCCCCCTCGATCCCCCCTCCAGGGGGGAAGATAAGGGCCGTGATGGCCACGGGTATTATGTGGGTTTTGTGCTGGGTTTCTACCGGGAGAATGGCCGGTTGTTTTACCAGTATGTCATTTTTGCAGCTGAGGCCAGCAGCAAGAAAAAATTCGAGGACAGTAACCGGCTGACTTTCGAGGCAACATTCCCGGAGATTGAATTTATGAAGATCGATACACCATCGATGTTGTTGGTTTCGCTGGAGAAAAAGCGATGAGTGATTTGCGATACAACCTGGGGTTCGATATGGAGACCTATATCCAGAATCTCCCGGCGGGGCTGGAGCGGGCGGTACTGCGTGCGCTGGTGTTCCGGGTGGGCCAGGAAAATGCGATCTCCAGGTATAAGCTGCTGGCACTGGTAAAGGCGCATGCGCGCAATGAACGGGACCTGCGCCTGGTGATCAACCAGCTACGCAAGGACGGGTTCCCGATCTGCAGCACGGGCGGGAAGCGCGGCGGGTACTGGCTGGCGGGATCGGCGGCGGAACTGGATGAGTACATGGACCGGGAGTTGAAATCCAGGATCAAGGACCAGCAGGAGCAACTGAACGCCCTCACCCGGACGAGGAAGGCGATGTGGGGCGAGGGACTGCAGGGGCAGCTATTTTAGGGATGGATATTATGACGAACCTTAATAAATTCAGGATTTGCTTGCATTTATGGAATATATGTGCTATTTTATTAAGGACTTGCCGCACTGGCAGACCGGACGAACCGGCGGGTGCGGGCCTAGCTCAATTTCGAGGTAGGGCCCGCACCCGCTTTAAGTTTTAAGGCGAAAGCGAGGTTTTTTATGGAAAACATTATTTTGAACACCGTTGTGACCTTATCCCTGGTGCTGATCACGATTACCGGGGTAGGTATTGCGGCCATCCAATACGTCAAGGAAAAATGGGGCGTAAAGGACAAAGCCGCTGAAGTTGTTTCCCTGGCGAGCGGTTTTTTGATGGGTGGCGCTGTGGTGGTCTCATACCTGGAGCAGTCAGCCTGGCATATCAGTATTTCCCAGGGGATCGGGATCGGGATGTTCATGGTGATTGCCACGATTGGCCCGTCGGGTGGGTATAAGACCCTGCGATCATTCCTGGGTAAAGACGAATAAGCGGGGGCCCTGACTCGATGGATATCCCTGAGGCTTACAAGGCGCAGATCGAGAAGAAGATTGCAGAGGGGGGGAACGGCGATGTGGACATGATGGTATTGACGGTGGTGTGGGCCAATTACACCCGGCTGGACCAGGTGGAGGCCAACCCGCTGGTGAAGCTGGGATCGGCAATACGCGACAACAAAGTACTGACGGCGATCATCATGTTCCTGGCGTATGTATTAATGGTGTTGATCCCAGAGCTCCTGCTGAAGGTGCTGGGGTTCGACCCGAGCAAGTGGCTGCCATCACCATAGGATGACGATGCCGGAATTACGATTACAAGCCGGACGACCGACCCGCAATGCGGGACTGGACACGACCAGCGGGATCTCCTCGCTGGTGCCGGCGCGCATGGGGCGCTACCGCAACCTGATGGAGCTGGTGCGGCAGATCCGGGACTACAACGCCGACGCTTCGAAGGCGATCTCGAACGTGTTGCGGCTGGCCAACTCGGGCTGGGAGATCCAGGTGACCAAACTGGACGGGGAGACGCCGGACCCTGAGGGGCAGGCGCTGGTGGATGCGCTGGTCGAGGAGGGGGTGGCCAGGGAGTACGGCGGCGGTCTGAACGTGCTGATCAATATGCTGCTGCTGACGGCGGCCACCCAGGGCGCGCTGGCGATGGAGATCGAGATCGGGGAGCCGATCGAGGTTTACGATTTCGTGGTGGTGAACCCGTGGTCGATCGATTTCCGGCGGGATGAGATGGGACACTGGGTCCCTGGGATCCAACATTTGGGCCAGTTCAACCCGCTCTCGCCGCTGCAGTTTCGCTACATCCCGCTGGACCCGGAGCCGGGCGAGCCAAGAGGCCGGTCCCCGTTCTGGGCGGCACTGGATGTGGTCTTTTTCCAGATGGAGGTGCTGCGGGACCTGAAGGCGGCGGCGCATTTTGCGGGCTACCCCCGGGTGGATATCAGCGTGGCGTTCGAGGCGGTATTGAAGGTGGTGCAGGACACGCGGCCGGACCTGTTGCAGCCGGATAAGGCGGACGACCTGCGGTCCTTTCTAGACGGCTACCTGAGCGATATTTCAGGCATGGTGGACGATTTGGAGCCGGACGACGCGTTCATCCATTACGACAGCGTGGAAAGCACGTACACGGTGCCATCGGGCAAGACGATCGACATCCGGGAATTGGTGGAGACGATCGATGCGCAGATCGTGAGTGGCCTGAAACAACTGCCGGTGCTGCTGGGCCGCAACGATGCCGCCACGACGACGCACGCCACGGTGCAGTGGCAGGTGTTCGTGCAGGAGTTGAAGGCCTTCCAGCGGGTGGTATCCCGGATGCTGGAATGGGCGCTGGGGATGGCGCTGCGGGTATGGGGACGGCAGGGCCTGGTGCAGGTGACTTTCGAGGAGCTGCGTACCAGCGACCGGGTGCAGGATGCCACAGCGGAATCGATCGAGACCCGCACGAAGCTGACGCAGGTGGCGGCCGGCTTCATCACGGCGGACGAGGCGGCCCAGGAGCTGGTGGGCCATGATGCCGTTGCGGCGATGGGCTATTGGATCGAGAGCGGCGATCTCATAGACGGAGTATCGCCCTCCGAGCCGGAGGATGGCCAGGAAAATGCGGTCGAACTGCGAGTGGGGAGATCTCACCGGCGAGAGGTGGAGGATATCAGCCGGCTGCCGTGGTGGCAGCAGGCTTTATACCAGGAGGCGGAAACGACCTGCTGGAATACGTATCGGGCCCAGCTGCGGGCCGCATGGCGGCGGATGGGCGAATGATGAAGGAGAAGATCATGGTTGGTAAAAAGCGTTTTGTTTTGGCAGCCGTCATGCTGGCGTTGGTGCTGGTGCTGGCGCTGGTAGGGTGCATGGAGCGCCAGGCGCCCGAGGACGAGGTGGTGATGCTGGGCACTACGAATTTCGAGAGCGTCACTTTGAGCGGCAACACCCCGAAGCTGACGATCGGGGACGCCGGGGCGGAGGACACCAGCATCGTGTTCGACGGCAACGCCCAAGATTTCTATGTGGCGTTGGACGACTCTGCGGATGACATCCTGATCGGTCTGGGGTCCACCGTGGGGACGACCCCGGGGCTGGGGATCGACGAGAACCTAGCGGTGGCGACTTACGGCGATCTTACGATGGGCGGGACCACGCCGGTTTTGACGATCGGGGACGCCGGGGCCGAAGATACGGCGGTGGTGTTCGATGGCAACGCCCAGGATTTCTACATGGCGCTGTATGATACGGCGGATGATCTGATACTCGGCCTGGGATCGACGGTGGGTACCACGGGGATCGTGTATTTGGACGAGAACCAGGACGTGGGCCTGGGCGGGGCCTCGGCGGGGGCCAAGCTGGACGTGACCGGGAACGTACTGGTCGATGGCGCGGCCGACGAGATCCAGTTGACGGCGCAGGGCTACACCACACAGACCAGCAGCCTGATGGTGCTGGAGCAGTCGGATGGGACGGATGTGTTTACGGTTTCGAATGCCGGCAACACAGCGGTGGCCGGGACCCTGGGCGTGACCGGGGTCAGCTCGCTGGACGATGTCAACCAGACGATCAACGCGTACGAGAATATCGGCGGGCTGCCGACCTTGATCTCGGCGACGGTGGCGTACACTCCCGCCAGCGGGACGGTGGCCACGATTACGGACGGCGAGATCTGGATCATCCATTCGGTCTTCATCCAGGTAACCACAAACTTCGATTGCACCGGGGACGACTGCGCGCTGACCATCGGCGACGGGAATGACACCGACGGTTTCATGGCGGCTGCAGATGCGGCTTTGCAGACGACTTTTACCGAGGCGACCGGGTATGCGGCTGGCTGGTATGGGCTGGAGAACGGGTCCAATGGTGATTACACGGTGGACGAGGGCATTTTCGTGTATGCTCCCAGCGGGGCGGACGAGACCATCGATTACGCTATCGCCGGCACGGATCCGGCGGCGGGTGAGTGCACTGTGTACATCCTTTACACGAGAGTGCAGTAGGAGCGCCTGACCGATGGACGTGTTTGCTTATTGCGCATGGAGTATGCGGGAGAGCGTCCGCCAGGCGGCGGGGGTGGCTCCGATGACGTGCCCGCCGGTCTCGGCGTTGGAGTTCGAGCCGGGATGGCTGCGGGGGCATGACTTCGTGTACTTCAAGCTGCACGGGCTGCGGGGCCAGCCGTTCTGGTACGGCGACGAGTACCAGACGGCGGTGACGGCCTCGCAACTGCGATCGGCCGACCTGGCAGGGGCGGTGGTGTTCGTGGCCAACTGTCACCTGGAAGGATCGGCGATGCTGGCGGCCCTGCTGGAGGCGGGGGCGAAAGCGGTGATCGGCGGGCCAGGCGCCAACTACGCCCTGAAGTACGGGGTGAACGGTGCGGACCTGCTGGGCCTGTGGCTGCGGCGCTGGTTGCGGTTTGGGGCTTCTGTCCAGCGAGCGATGGCACTCTCGCAGAAGGTGCTGCGGCTGCGGTTGAGGACTGCGAACGAGCTGGGGAAGTTCATGCTGCGGGATGCACTGGAGTTCGAGATCTATGGCTGACCTGGCGGATTTGCGGGCCCGGATGACGGCGGTGCAGGTGGCAGCGCTGGAGGCAGCGCTGGCCACGGAGACCGACCTGGAGAACTGGGAGGCAGCGCTGGCGGGGATGAACCGGCAGACGACGCTGCGTACGCTGGCAGTGCATTTGAGCCAGCATGGCTCGGGGAGCGTGGCGCCGGTGATCGGGGACGACCTGGCGGCGGCGATCCAAACGGGTGCGCAGGCTTCGGCGGCGTCGATTTTGGAGACGTATAACCTGTCGCTGGCCAGGGCGATCCTGGCATTCGGCGAGCTGTACGAGGATGCCACGCTGGAGGATTACCGCCGGTGGCTGCTGGGCGAGACGCCGGCAGCGGTAGCGCCGGGGCAACCGAACTGGGCATCGCAGCGGGGCCTGTGGAAGGTGCCGCAGATCTCGATGACGGAGACGGCGGTGACGGTGAACCTGGCGGTGGAACTATTTTACGAGATGAACCCGGAACTGGACGGGACGGCGGAGCTGGTGCCTTATGACGCTGCCTGCCCGATCTGCCAGGCGGGTGTGAACGCCAACCCGTATGAATCGATCGGGGCGGCGGAAGCGGCAGGGCCGTGGCCGGCGCATATCCAGTGCATCCATTACCCGGTGCTACGAGCGCCGAGGATGGCGGTGGATAGCTCGGACGTTTGGAGAGGTGAATAATGGTTGTAAATCAGGAAGATTTTCATAAATTGATGGGCGCCGGGCAGGTACTGGAATTGACGCTGAGCCTGGATGCCGGGAATGTGTACGCCGACGGCGATGTGCTGGCGGCGACCCAGGAACTGGAGAACGTCGATATCGGCATGGCTGTGTGCGGGCTGATCCAGTCGATCCTGGTGCTGGATGTGGACGACCAGGCTCAGGCCTTCGACCTGGTGTTCCTGGACTCGAATGTGGCCCTGGGGACGGAGAACGCGGCGGTGTCGATCTCGGATGCCAATGCGGCCAAGATCGTCGGGGTGGTGGAGATTGCGACCGGCGATTATGTGGACCTGGCCGGCAGCCAGATCGCGCATAAGGAGAACCTGGGGATCCAATTCAAATGTGCGTCCGGCGAGACAAGCCTGTGGGTGGGCGCCATCAGCCGGGGGACGGGGACGTACACGGCCAGCGGGATCAAGTTGAAGATCGGGATCTGGTACGGGTTGTAGACCCCCTCCCGGAGAATCGGAGAAAGATTATGCCAGGAAATCAGGAAGAACACGAGCAATTATCGAGAAGTGATTATGCGTTGGCGGGTCGCGGCACGATCGAGCCGGTGGAATTGGACGAGGCGACGGCCGGACGGCTGTTGCGGACGATCAACCGGCAACATGCCAGGAGCCCGCTGACGATTGAGGATGTGTATTTGTTCCCTGGCGTGCCCAGCACCCAGGCGATCGATTATTACGGCACCCGCATGACGCCGCGATCGATGCGAAATTACCGGGCTGATGTAAAAGGGGGCATTGCCTTGATGAACATGCACCGGACGGGGGGGTGGTCCAGCGAGGGGGAGCAACCGGTGGGTAGGATCTTCGAGGCTGAATTGGTGGGCGATGCTGTGGAACCCGGCGCAGGGTTCGACGGCCAGCACGGGATGGCGCTGCAGACGTGGCAGTACATGCTGAGGGGGATCCAGGTGACGGATGTGGCCAATGACGACCTGATCCGGGCGATCGAGGGCGGCACGACGAAGGATATGTCGATCGGTTTTTCGACGTACCCGGATGGCGAGTTCGAATGCTCGATCTGTGGGCGGCCTTACTATGGCCGGGACGAGGATGGCGATTACTGCCCCCACCTGGCGTTCTCGACTTACGAGGACGAGGAGGGGGAGGCGGTGCGCTGCTTCGTGTGGGTGGAAAACGCTCACGTTTACGAAGCCAGCCTGGTCTACAAGGGCGCCACGCCGGGCGCAATGGTGCGCAAGGCGAAGCAGTATGCCGACCGGCTGCCGAAGGATGAGGTCGAATGGTTGGAAGAACGGTACCAGGTGCGGTTGCTGGACAGGGGGGCGGTGGCATTGCCTGGGAAACGGAATCAAGGGGAGGAACCCCCCTCGGTCCCCCCGGCACGGGGGGAGGGCGGGAGTCTTCCTGAAGCAGAAGAGGAGGTCCGTATGGATCGAAGTACAGTTGTGGAGCGGCTGCGGGCCCTGGTCGGAGAAGAGCGCCTGGCGGAATTAGAGGCGATCGAGGATGACGGGGAGTTCGTGGCGCAGAGCCTGCGGGCGATGACGGAGGCGCACGAGGCCCAGGTGAACGAGCTGCTGGCGGAAGCCGAAGCGTTGGAGACCCGGGTATCGGCGCTGGAGCCGGATGCGGAGATCGGGCTGGCCTATAAGACCGACCTGGTCAACGAGGCGGTCAAGGCCCGCGTGCAGGCGGAGGGCAACGATTGCCCGGCAGAAAAGTACCGGGCGGTTTTGATGGGCCAGGATGACCTGGAATTCATCAAGGCCGAACGGAAAGCGTGGCAGGCCCGGGCGGCCGAGGTGCTGAAGAGCGGGCGGCAGATCCCCGTGGGGGGCGAGGATGCCGAGGTTCGAGCGCCGGCGGCTGCGTACGGCGGTTAAATAAGAATCAATCAGAAACGGAGAAAAGAACATGTCTGATCCAAGATTATCAGCAAGCGTCGTGGGTGTTGGGGCTCGTTTTGCGACTTTCGAGGTCGACGACAGCTCGATCACGTATGATGCGGATTATGCGGGCGGGAGCGAGCAGGTTGGCCTGGCGGTTAATCTGAGCGATGACCTGACCATTCAGCTGGTCGGCGATGGCGAGTTTGTGCTCGGCAAGCTGATCAAGGTGGAAGCCGACAACATGTGCACCGTGCAGATCGGCGGCGGCTGCACCCTACCAGGTGGCGACGGCGCCACCCTGACCCACGGTTTACGGATCGTGGGCGACCTGGGTGCGTCTTCGGCGGAAGGCTACATCCGCAATGCGGCCGTGGGGACCAACCAGGACCCGACGACCGCCGAGATGACCGAGATGCTGAACGCCAGGCACATGATCATCGATGCAAGCACGACCACCGCGGTGGAAGTGATGTTGGGTTCCGGCTAAACAGCCCGAAAATAACCATTGCGGTGCGGCCGGGAGGCTGCGCCGGCGAGGAGAAAAAACGATGGCAAATGATTTTGTACTATCACGCCAGATGTACAAGGAGGCGTACCAGAAGGGTATGACCCTGAGTGCATTCCTGGAGACTTTGGACCCGACCGAGAAGCTGTCGCAGGCCGACCGGCGGGCGATGGGGCGCGATGCGTTCGTGCGCCAGATGCGGAAGCTGGACATCCGCGACCGCACCATCCCGGAGATGGGCGTTATGGCCCACAGGTGGGAGCGGTTCTGGGATGACGAGGACGGCAAGAGCGAGGAGCGGAAGGCACTGGCGCCGGAATGGCTGGCCAGACAGTTCCGCCACGCTTTCCCGGTGTATCCCCGCGGGGTGGCCAATGCCCGGGGGCTTGACCTGCACCGGCGGGAGATCACAACCCACAACCCTTTGAGCGACGTGCTGTGGCCGGATGCGATGGACGCGGCCATGCGGTACCAGGAGCTGGAGCCTTCGGTACTGTCCTACGTAGTGGGGCGCACCCGGGGGATCGACAGTGACACGTTCAAGGCGTTCTACCTGACCGACTCGACCGTCGAGGCTGCGGCCCGGATGAAGCGAGTGGGCGAGTATGCGGAGATCCCGCACATGACGATCACCGGCAGCGACCAGAGCATCAATGTGCAGAAGTACGGGCGAGCGCTGCGGGCCTCCTACGAGGTGATGCGGCGCCAGAGCCTGGACCTGATCGCCTGGACGGTGAACTACATCAAGGCCAAGGCCGATAATGATAAGTTCCTGCACGCGGTGGACGTGTTGATCAACGGGGACGGCAACAGCGGCACCAGTGCCACCAGCACCAACGGTTCGACCCTGGATGCAGCCGCAGGGTCCACGCTGACCCTGAAGATGTACCTGGGTTGGGGGATGCTATGGACCCGTCCGCACCAGTGCAATGTGGTGCTGGGCACCAACGGCAGCATCATCAGCCTGATGCTGCTGAACGCGGGATCCGCCAACCTGCCGCCCAACCAGGCCATCAGTGCCAGCGGCGCCATCGGCCAGGTGACCCTGGTCAAGCCGATCTACGGCGG